TCATGTACAGCGGAGACATCGAATGGTGTAGGAAAGTGTTTAGGATAGTCTACTGATCTATCAGTACACCATACATTCCATAGAAACTTACATCCACCTACATCTTTACATAATTTAATATACTCTATTGCCTTCCTACGTTTCACAGCATCCGAGTTACCAGATGTTTGAAACTGTGAAGGTGTACCTACAGATGCATCAACATCTGGTAAAAACTTACGGATATTATGAACATCCATACATCCTACCTTTCCTGCTACCAGTTGACAGGTAAAACCTGCTTTTGGTAGTCCTAGACCCGGAACTTCAAGGAAAAGAAGAAGCATGTCAAGTTCCATATCCTTTTTGTTGGAACGTATAATCTGCATCATACGATCAAACAAGTCTTGTCTATTCTTTCTTACATAGTCTAGACCTGTTCTTTTATTTCCCCAAATCCAAGAAGAGTTTAAGCCACGTTTACGAAACTCACGCATCATACGAGGTAACATACTCGTCTGTACTCTGATAGTCGAGAATACAAAGGCTATCACTAATTCTAAGTTTTTAGGACTCGTCTGTGCAAATCTACGAACCATCGGATTATGATGATTGTACATTTGATTCCTTCCTTACGAGTTAAAGTAGCGTGAACATTGCTATTAGGCACTTTGCTCTCGTTTCCACGTTAAAGCTGGTTACACGATGCTACCTTAGTAGTTTCCCCTCTACACCTACCTCACCAGCTTATATTTTATTGTGGGCGTGGCTCTTACGCTCTC